CTTTGATAAATATGACTGGCGACCAACGATTGTCCGCATGGATCGTGGCTTTGTCCCGGCTGGCGCAGAAATCATGGACGACGCCCTCGGCTTCTTCGCCGTTAAGTGGGACTACAAGCCCGGCGACCTGCTGGCACTCCTAAAGAAGAGCGAAGACGCAGGCCTTGATGACTGGGACCGTGATAACACCGTTGCCGCCATCAACTCAGCCACCACACCAGACCGCTCTGTGCAGATTGAGAATAGCCGCGCCTACGAAGACATGGTGAGGCAGGGCACGCAGTGGCTCAATTTCACCAAGGGTGTTCGCGTTGTTCAGACGGTGCATCTTTTCGTGCAGGAGAATGATGGAAAGGTGAGTCATTACATTCTTCTTAACAATGAGAATGGTGGTGCGGACGGCGTGGGCGTTAACAACAGCGGCTCCCTGTCGGACGAAGAGACGGGCAACGGCCTGCTCTATTCCAAGCTGGATGCTCGTGATGAGATGGGCGATGTCACCATCCCAATCGCTTTCGAGTTTGGTAATGGCACCATCCATGGCTCTCAGGGTGCGGGGCACACAGGCGGGAACCACCGCCGACGGTGCCCGCCCGATGATCTACGCGGACCTGTCGTCCGCGGGTGCAATCAACGTTAACGACTTCCGGCGCGCCTTCGCGCTGCAGCGCTACCAGGAGGCACGCGCACGCTATGGTTCTCGATACACCGAATATCTCCGCTACCTGGGCGTCACTCCTTCCGACGCTCGTCTCCAACGCCCCGAGTATCTCGGCGGTGGTACTACTCGCATCAACTTTAGCGAGGTCCTCCAAACGGCCGCTGACACGCCTACTGAGCCGCGCGAGTCTTTCGGCGTGGGCGATCTGTATGGTCATGGCATTGCAGGGCTGCGACACCGTCCCATCCGTCGATTTATGGAAGAGCACGGATACATCCACTCTTTCCTGTCAGTGCGGCCCAAGGGAATCTATATGCAGGGCATCAACCGGACCTTCCTGAAGCAAACGAAGGAAGACTTCTGGCAACGCGAGCTGCAGCACATCGGCCAACAGGAGGTCTGGAAGGGCGAGGTCTATCTGCAGAACGCGAACACCGATGTCCGTGCGACGTTCGGCTACTCCGATCGCTACGAGGAATATCGCAACACTCCGTCGTTCGTCGCGGGGGAGTTCCGCGACGTTCTCGACTACTGGCACATGGGCCGCGATCTTCCGTTCGACGTCGAGCTGAACGACGACTTCATCAACTGCGTCCCCACGAAGCGCATCCACAACGTCCAGACGAACAACGCGCTTTGGTGCCTGGTCAATAACCACGTCGTCGCTCGAAGGCTCGTCAGCCGGACGGCTTCGAATTCCATCCTGTAAAGCGAGGTCCCCACCATGACAAACCGTCTCTTCGAGCATCTAGCGGGCCGCCTAAACCGGACCCGCAAGAAGGGACATCCAGGTCCCCACACTGAAAAGCACTCTGGCATCCCTGTGGAAATGCCATCAGGCGCCGCCAGGCCGCTCTCCATGAAGGAAATGGTCCAGCGGTATATCCGGGAGGAGGTCTCCCGCAGCGCCTCCCAGGACGACGGCCAGGAGTCCTGGGAGGAGGCAAACGACTTCACGGAGGAAGACCCCGACACCATCCCTCTCACTCATCATCAGGTCATCGCTATGGACGACTCGGAGCTGCGCGAAGAGGCCATGTCCAGCTACGGCATCGACCTGGTCGATGACCGTCCGGAGGCTCCCCAGGAGGAAAGGGCGCCCGGTCAGTCCGGCACTGCGCCAGGCTCCCCAGGAGGCACGCAACCTCCGCCGTCCGGAGGTGCGGCAACAGCGTAAAATAGTGGCTCTCCTTGTCAGCCACTATCCACACAGCCCCCAGCTGTGTTCCACTGGGTACGGATAGGGGATTCCGTTTTGAAATGTTCTAACCCGTACCCGTCTCAATTCGGTCCGGTTGGTTGCGGTCAGTGCATGAGCTGCCGCATCAACCGGAGCCGTCTCTGGTCTGCCAAGCTGATGCTCGAATCAAGGCACCATCCGGCAGAATCCAACTACTTCATCACGCTCACGTACTCCGACGACCAGGTCCCCCTTGTTCAATGGGATGGGGAGTCGGAAGTGCTGATGACGCTCGACCCGCATCACGGTCGCCTCTTCCGGAAAAAGCTCTGGAAGCGCTTCGGCGCGCAATTCCGGTTCTTCTTCGTCGGCGAGTACGGCGACAAGACTCTCCGACCCCACTACCACATGGTCGGGTTCGGTCTCCCCTGGTTCGATATGGACCAGGTCATCGCAGAATGCTGGCCCTTCGGTGAACGCAACGACGTTCAACGGTGCGAAGCGGGCCATCTCAAATACATCGCTCACTACTGCACGAAAAAGCTCACTAAGCCGGACGACAGACGCCTTGGCGGCTTGCGCCATCCTGAGTTCGCTCAAATGTCGCGTCGTCCCGCTCTGGGTGATGCTTTCGTTGCAGACATGTGCACCCGTTGGGTGCCATCCCGTCAGGGAAAAATCTACATTCAGGCCACCGGCGATATTCCTACTTGTTTCCGTCACGCCGGTGGAATCTTCCCCTTCTCGAACCGCCACAAGCGAATGATGCGCAGGGCGGCGGGGCTGCCGGAGAAAGTCAGCGAGCTGCGCGAGCTGCATCCACAACTGCCTCCGCAGGAGGCTTATCCATCACTCGATGAAATCGGCCATCGGCGCCGTCTGGAGGTCATACGTGGCAAAAGGTCGGAAATCTTCAGGCGGAACGCGCTTTGATCCGAAGCGTGATTTCACCGCACGCCTGCCAGGAGGCGAAACGGTTCGTGTCGTTGTCCGTAAGCGACCTGCCTCTCTCGTCCCGGCCGATCAACGGAACGCCTGGGACTACTCCTGGACCCTGGAACGGCTCCGCGGCTCTCAGCCGGATCCGTTTAAGAAACTGGTTCCGGTCTCTCTTCGGAACCTGAACATCGTCAAGCGCGACCTGGTTGCCACTCGGCCCAGGATCGCACCACCACCTCGAGCTGAGCTCCGCCGTGTCGGGGACGACCTGGTCGATACCCGAACCGGGGAGATCGTCGAGAAAAAGGTGATTGCGGGACGCGATCACTATCGCTCTGAATGCGAACGCGCCAAACAGGACAAGCGCCACTTCGTAATCTCGTCAGGCCATGGAGGCAACAACGGTGTCCGCAAATATTCCAAACCCAAGGGGTGCTAACAATGGTTCTTCCCGTTCTCGGATCGATGGGCGGAGCGGCAAACGCCGCGTGGCCGTCAATTGTCGCTGGTGCCGCAAAAGTCGGCGGCTTCTTAACCAAGTTCGGCGGACCTTTGCTGAACGCTTTCGGAGGTCAAGGCGGTGACAAATCCAACCTCTCACGACATGCGATATTTCGCGTTGTTCGCGACGCTAAGGAGTCGGGGATTCACCCCCTCTTCGCTCTTGGCAGTTCCGCCAACGTCGCTCCCCAGCTTGCCGCTGGATCGTCGACGGGTGACGCCCTCCGCGCTACAGGTCAGATATTTGAAAACCTACGAAGCGAATCAGAGGCGAAGGCTTCTGCTGGCATGTCTGACAGACTCGCTATGGCGCAGCTACGGGCGATCAACGCTCAAGCTGCGCGCGATGAGACTCAGGCGCAGCTGGCCCTCTCTCAATTCGCGCTCGATCAACAGGCGCTCGCAGCTCAAAATCGAGATCGCGTCAACTCCGCTGTCGAAGCGGCGCTGGCGTCTCATCCGGGTCTCTTCTTCCCCGAGGTCATTCCTGACGCGATGGTTAAGGTGCGTCTCCCTTCGGGCAAAGTCATCATGATCCCTGATCAATCTCTCATGGAAACCGGCGAAGCCGTTGGCAACGTCCTCACCGGCCAGGAGCAATCGCGCTCCCTCTGGGACGACTTCAAGACGTTCTGGCAGGAAGCGAAGCGCAATCGAGCTGCCCGCGCTCGAAAGCGCTCGTCAGAGTGGGAACCCGCGGGCGTCATTCACAAAATACAGAGGTAACACCATGCGTTTCTCTCGTCGTCGCGGCCGCGCAGGCCGTCGTTCTCGTCGTTCGTTCTCTCGTCGTCGGTCGGGCGGTCGTAAGACGCTCCGATCCGGCAAAATCGGCTTTCGAATCTAACTACGTCACACAGGGGCATCTGTCTTGAAACGTAACAAATTCACGCTCTCGAACTACCGTCTGCTGACCTGTGACATGGGTCAGCTCATCCCCGTGGGTCTGCAGGAGGTGTTGCCTGGCGACACCTTCCAGCTCTCCACTTCAGCCATGATCCGGGTGTCTCCGCTCGCAGCGCCGGTCATGCATCCCGTCACGGTGCGTTTGCATCACTTCTTCGTCCCGCACCGTCTGGTCTGGTCGGGTTGGGAAGACTTCATCACCGGAGGTCCCGACGGTGATAACTCGGCTTCCCCTCCGACCGAAAACACTCCCGCCGGCAACGGCTCATCTATCCCCGGCACGCTCTGGGACTACCTGGGCGTGCATTCCGGCGCGTTCTCCACCGCGCTTAACGGCATGCCGCTCTATGGCATCAACAAAATCTGGAACGAGTACTACCGCGACCAGGACCTTCTCGCGGAGCGTCTGGAAGACGATTCGACCGTTCCGAACATCGCCTGGGGGAAGGACTACTTCACCATCGCTCGTCCGTGGACGCAGAAGGGTCCGGACGTAACGCTTCCGGTCGGCACGCAAGCGCCGGTCATCGGGATCGGCGCGGGTGCGACATTCAACTTCAACGAGACCAACCAGAATCCGTATGAGACGGACAAGACGGGCACTACGCTGTATCCGTTCGCTGCCCT